ACCCACATCATATGTTTCTGAATCATATACTACTGTAACATTTGTATTTACTGCAATGTTAGCTTGTAAAGAAGAAGGTTGAACATGAAAAGCTGGTTGATTTGGCAAAGTTAATTCAGAAGGTGCTTCAAGTTGTCCTATTGCTGTTGCACCAGAACCACTTATTGAATTTATTTTTAAAACATTACCCGCAGTTAAATTGCCAGTTGGTAAAGTAAGTGTATATGATTGACCCGCAGAATGAGCGGGTGATCTTAATTTTACCCCATGAGAATTTACTTCACAATTAAGTTGAAGTGTACCCCCAGTACTTCCATCACCTTTTATTTCCAAACCCGCATTTGATGATGTTGATACAAAGTTTGTTTTTGCATTTGTTACTGTACTATCACTAGGTGTACCAATATCTAAAGTATTTCCTAAAACTAAAATAAAATCTATTGTATCGCTTGAGGATAAAGTGCCACTTGAAGGTAAAAATGTAATTGTTGAGCCAGAAACACTAAATGAACTTAAAGGCGATTGTATAACACCATTTAGAGAAACCAACATATGCAAAGCTGACTCTGGAACAAATGCTACTGAATCTTGAGTAAGGTTATATGTATTAGTGCTTGAAGTCGTTATAGCATCTAGTTTAACGTAGTTGCCTACTTGTGGTTGTTTGCCTATATACATTTTCTAACCCTTTGGATATTTGTCTTTTACTGACTTTATTAAATCTGCCATTTCTTTAGGAAATACACCACCATGATAAAGTGCATCTAATTGATCTCCTATTGGTGGGTATTCATCAACTCTTTTTCTTTGATATTCTTTAGCATCATATTCTGCTTGAAGTTCTTTTTGTTTAGCTAATATATCTTTTTCAGCTATTGGTTTTGTATCATTGTGCCATGTAATTTTTTTAACATCATCAGCATCAATAGATACCTCTGCTTTAGGATTAATTGCTAAGATTGATTGTATTATATCTGTCATACTGCAATCTCCATAAGTGTTATACTTGAAACACCACGAAAAATATCACTATCTCTACCTCTATTTATGTAACCAGTTCCAGAATCTACTAATAATTGTAGCTTATAAGTAGTAGATGATGTTGTGCTTGGTGTATCTAAGAAATCTAAGTGTGTACTTCCATGTACTATGTATATATTTGTATCTGTAGATTGTCTTGATGGGTACATATTTGAAAAATACGTTTTTCCATCAGCATTTGCTATAGTTGTGCTACCTCGTACTAAATTTGTAGTCATTTTATTATCACCGTCCATAGCTTGAGTAGTTCGTAGTTGTACTAAAATTTTATTTGAAGAACTGCTTGGTGTAATAGTTGCCGACATACCTGTTACATCTACATAGCTTGTACTAGTTGTGCTAAATACATCATCTTTGAATGCTTGAACAACTTGTAAAATTTTTCCAGCACCAGTAACAGTTCCAGTAAAAGCATAGTTTGCACTCAAATCTAATTTTGTATTTCCTACTGCATCATCTGCAATCTTTGCAGTACTTATTATTCCATCTGTAATATCTGATGATGTTAATGGAACTGTTGCGGGTTGTACTCCTATAAAGGGCATATCATCACCTATGTAATTTCTAATATACTTAATGTAGCATCTATTTTTGAAGCTACACTACAATCAATTTTCATAATATCTGTTGTTTGCAAAACTACCTTACCACCAGAAAGCAATTCTAATGTTGAGCCACTTGGTATGCTTACATCTTTGGCTAATAAAACTGTTTCATTTGTTTCTGTGTCGCTTGTATCTGAAACTAGTTGAACATCAACTGTAACTGCTGTTGTATGGATATTACAAAGTAATAAACCTATAACAACTGTGGTTGTGGAACTTGGTACAGTATATAATGTCAATGGTGTTCCCGCACTGGCGGGCATTGCTCCATTTGTTTTGACCTTAAATGTATTAGCCATATTTTACT